GAGCCTGTCGTAGTTGCATCGCCCGATAGTCCACCAACAAAGGTGTTGTAAGTGCCAGTTGTGACTGATAGACCTGAACGAAAACCAACTGCTGTGTTATAGGCATCTGCCCCTGCGTTTAATGTTTGTAAAGATTGATAACCAATAGCAGTGTTAAAGCCATGAGCATCTTCAGTTTTCAGAGCCGCAAAGCCTACTGCAACGTTAGCATCGCCAGTAGTAAGTGCAGTACCTGCTTCATCACCTATAACAACATTTTCATTACCACCACTTGTAATGCTGTTACCTGCGTTTACACCTGCACGAAAGTTGGATGTACCTGCGGACAGTGTTTTTAAATCATCGCCATTAGATATAACAAGGTCCGTGCCGCCCGTGGTGTTGCCGTTAGCCAAAACCTCGGACAATTCGTTTTGCGCCGCAGCCGTCGTATCTACATAAGCCTTAATAGACTGTTGAGTTGCCAACGCCGTCGCGCTGTTTGATGACATATTGTCTTCGTCGAGAATATTAGTAACAGATACTGCCCCAGTACCAGAAAGGTTGTCAAACTCAACCGTCCCCGCATCAACCGTCCCTGTTACAGTCACGCCTCCGCCGACTGTCACACTTCCAACTACATTCAAAGCATCAAAGTGTGCATTGTTAAATACGTTCGCCGCTACCGCACCAGAACCCGCACCGTTAAAGAACACAACCGCTGTCGTACCCGCAGGCACCTCATAGTCATTACTCGCGTTATATGTCCCTTGGAAAAGCAAAATACTGCGCGAACCAGACAGGTTATTGCGCACATATATAATCTTTTCCGCGTCATTCGGAGTAAGCTGCACATACACTGTGCCGCCAATATCCCCGCTATCTCCAAAAATAACCAAGCGATTGCGCCCGTTAGAAGCTGCGCCATCGCTAACTGGAAGTGTGTTAGGGGAACCTGTTGATCCCGTAGCACTTAGAGTTACGGAAACTTGACCATCTAGGGATGTGTCCAACAATTCAAAGTTCGTGTTCGTTGTATCGCCCCATGTGCCAGACTGTTCCCCTGTGCCAATGAGTTCGATACCGTTATTCAGTGTATATGTACTAGGCATAATTTTTTCCTATGCTGCTATGTCATCCCAGCCCGGAGTTTGAGACGGTGTTTCGTCACTCCATGCTGGGGTGGAAGATGGTGTAACCGGAGTATAGCCCGGATTTTGATTTGGAACAATGGTTCCCCAAACAAGAACCTGACCTGCAATACCTGTTGCGGAAACTCCCGTCACAAAAATGTCTGCATTAGCGTTAGTTTCTACGGCACCAACTTGACCCGTTCCGGCAACGCCCGTGACGTTTACAGTAACAAATATTCCTACATCTACTGTTCCAACAGAAGCAGTAGCCGCAATACCCGTCGCGGGGGCATTAGCGTCAGCCGTTGTAGTGACTGCACCAACAGAAGCAGTAGCCCCCAATCCCGTAACAGACGTTATTGAATCGGCGGTGACTACGACAGACCCTACGGCACCGGTGCCCGCTACTCCAGTAGCGGAGACAACGGCGGCACCAATTACCGTTACAGAATCAACAGAAGCAGTGGCGGCAACGCCCGTAACGGTTACATTAACGCCCACGCCCTCAATAACAGTTACAGAGCCAACTTCACCTGTCGCAGAAACGCCCGTTGGATTGACGTTGGCCTTTGCAACAACGGTTACGCCGCCAACGGAACCCGCGGCTTGTAGCCCAGTCACAGGGACATTGGCCTCTGCGACTATTGTTACAGAGCCAACCCCTCCAACGGCACCCGTATTCGTAATAGAGCCTTCGCCAAAGGCAAGCTGGCCCCACGTTCCTCGGCCCCAACCAGAAAAGGGGACGATAACATCGGTCATTAGGCTATCCGAATAATAGCGTTACTGGCGTCCGCCGTTGGGAATACAACAGTAAAATCGCCGTTGGTAGACGTTTTATCCGCGCCAAAATCTAAAACAGCTACCGCGGGATTACCGGACGCTGAGTCATTGTAGATCAATGCCCCACGCGCCGTAATAGTCGAAGAAGACCACGTGGTATCGGCAAAGTCCGTAAATGCCGTGGTGCCGGAAGATGTGGGGTCCACTCTTGTCAAAGTATTACCGCCCGCCGTGTAACCCGTTCCAGTTATCTCGTTACTTGTAGTATAAGCCGTTGTTGCAGCATTAAACGATGCGCTATTGGTATATAGCGCAATTTTAAAAGTGCTGCCGCCCGAGTTTTTAAAATTGTGAACAGCCTCAAGAAGCTCTTTCTTAAAGCTAGTACACAGAAAGTTTCCACTAAAAGCCATTTAAAGCCTCCTTTTCATGTTCTCTGTATCCGTAATGTTCCACTACGATATTGATCCGTAGTCTCTTGCCCTTCGCCAAGGTTTTTCAACCTACCCAACGCCTCCATAACACGCTGATTATATAATTGCATTAGGTTAGGATCCCCTTTCATATACGTGTAGGCTTCAACCAAACTACCGTACAACAAAGCCAACTCGGCATTTTCACTTAGCCACGTAATGCCCGCATCGGCTCCGGCGGTTAGACTCGCCGGACGATAAAAGTAATGCAATTCTACCGCACGCGCAGCATTGGGTGTTGGCCCCAAAATAAAATTGCTCACATCAAACGCGGCATAATATTTAGGGTTTCCAGTGGTCGTAGGATCCGGGTTGTACGTCTGCACAAAGTCTACGTCCTTAAATTCCAAAAACGTCATGTCTGAATTTGCATCCACAAAAGACAATGAAAACGGACTTAAAAAGTCACTGGGCATGGCTAAGTATTGATTGCCCGTCGCCATCGCGCCGCTAACATTTTTACGAAACAAACTTAATTGAACATTTTTAAGTATGCGCTCTTCGGCCAACCGTATGAACAACGGCAAATTATTTACAAACGTTGTTTCATCGTTTTCCGTATAATCTTGAATAGCTGTTTTAAGTTCCGCGTATGTAAAACTCATGTTGTCACCGTCACACTTCCAACAAACCCAAACGCATTAGGCGAATGAAGATTAGGGTTTTCTACAAGAGGCACGCCCACGTAAACGTCTAACGGCTCCACTCTGTCCGGTCTAGGATCCTTTAACGCTTGCGCATCAATTACCTTCCGACGGGGCTCTAATTGAGGCTGCTTGGCCTCCCACTCGTCATACCCGACGATCATGCCCGTCCATTCTTTACGCATTCGGCCCAAAGGATACCGAAAACCAGAACGGTCCGATATGCCATATGCGTTTTTGCCTAATGCGTACTTGCTCATTAATTTATCCGATAATAGTCCAAACTGGGTTGAACGTTAAATGACGCCCGGTCCCGATCCTCAGTTGCCGCGCGCTCAAACTCTTCTTCGTACACCGCTTTTAAAAGCTGCACCCGATCAGGCGCACGCTTCATGGCAATGTAATAAGCCAATCCTGCCGCCAAACACGGGTAAAACCGAAACGGCAATTCCATCGTATTAATCGGAGTATCCGCGTCGTCCATGCGAACTAACCGATCAAAAATCAAAATATCCGTACTGTTATTGGGCGCCGGCCAAACCTTTAAAGTGGGGTTTATTTGCCGATCTACAAAAAATTGCGACACCCGAGATTGCGAACTTTTTGTAGGAATATTAAGATATTCGTCACGGCTTACACGTTGAATACCATAATCCACACTATCGTTACGAACCACCGCGGACAACACATCAATGGTATCTGCCCCCAACGAATAGTCCGTTTGACCCTGAACAACAGTAACCTGCGTTTGCGCAATAGTCCATTGATTCAACCCGCGGTTGGCCCATTCTGCCAACATGAGGTTTAAAGATCGTTTCGCGGTACGAATGTCGTAACCAGTGCGAACCTCTAGGCCACACCGCTCAAACGCCTCTTCTATATATTCGGTGACGTCTAACTCAAACGCCTTCGTACCGGAAACCGCCATGATTAGCTCCGCTTCTTAGCTCGTTTATTAACCGCCCCACCGCCGCGCATCTTTTTTACCATGCCGCCACCACGCATCTTTTTTACCATGCCGCCGCCGCGCATCTTTTTTACCATGCCGCCGCCGCGCATCTTTTTAGGTCGCATTGCCATTTTGCAGTCTCCTGTAAAGTTGTTTTCTACGGTCCATTAACTCTTGAGCGTTATACTCATCCTTATATGTATCATAGTAACCTGTTTTAACCAAGCTGTCCGAAGACTTTTGTACCTTCGATAACCGTTGTATGAAAATTAAACTGTATTCCGTATCGGTTAAAGGCTCAAAATCTATGTCTTCAACAAACTCATTTTCCTCGTCTTCCGGGTGAAACCCCATTAACCAAATATCGCGGTCAATAAACATGCCCTCAGAAATAACGGTGTTTAAATCATATAAATAATCGTGAAAATCTTCCGCAGACTTTTTATCTGCAAGATCCACAATTATGGCCAAGTCAAAACCGTCGTCAAACTCAGAAATGCACTTATAAAGCGTTTGGTATGAATTATCGTATTTAAAAAGTATCGCAACACGGTCCTCCGCCCACGCCTGTTTGGCATAAGGGCAAGGCGGCAAATCATTAAAATACGCGTTAGGTTTTTCCAAAACATCTCGGGACCATTGCAACAACTCTTTTACAATAACCGCCTCTACTTTTTGATCGAAAAACTCTATATTCATGCCCGCGACACCGATCCTTTGGTGTGCTTACGGCGATTAGCCATCACCTTTCCGCAGCCCCGGGCTACTACAGAACCGTTTTTAGACGACCCGTTATACGGGCGTTTAGGCTTTGTAGAGCGTATTTCTCCCCCCGTAGCAGCATACGTTACTTCGGCTGCTTTTGTGTTTTTTACGTTAGTTTTGCCCTTTTTACCTTCGCGCTTCTTTTTTGCAGCCGTAGATTTACGTTGGCTTTTTGACAAAGAACGGGCTTTGGCTATGGGCAAACACCTGTCTGGGTTTTTTTTGTCTTTAGACGTCCCGCATTCTCCCGCAATATTGCCGGAGCTATCAATCCTAACCCATTTTTGCTTTCGCCATCTAGCTAGTTCGCCGCCCACTGCTCTTTCCTTTTGATTTTTTTGCGTAGTTGGGGTCTTTGCAGTATTTGGACGCCGCCATATTTGCATATGCTGACGGGTATGTATCAAACGTTCTTTCGGCCCACGCTTTTCCAGCAGGACAAATTTTACTGCCCTTGCTTTTTGAAGAAGACTTTTTTGACTTTTTTGAATATGCCATTAGCATTTCCACCGTTTTCTAGCTTGCCGCAAACGACTGTTTGGATCCTTAGCCGCTTTTGGAAACTTTTTCATTTGACCCGCTGAACGCGCGCAAAAAGACTTGCGGCGCTTAGCGTCTTTACTGCCCTTTTTGACCTTGCCCGTTACAGCCGTCTTTAGTTTAGATCCGGGGTTTTTGCGCCGATACTCTTTAACGCCTTTTTCAGTCATCCCCGCGCCTTTAGACGTCTTCCGATAATTAGCACCGTTGCCCTTGGTGCTACGTTTTATCGGCTTTTCTTTTCGCCTATCAGCCATAATTTAGCTAAAGAAAACTGTTACCGAGGTACACGCGGTAAACGTAGCAATATAAATGTCACTTACACGA